CGCATGAAAAAGCGCAGCCCGATCGCCGCCCCGCAGAACCTGCTCGACAAGGCCGTGGCCTACTTCGCGCCGCGCGTCGCCGCCCGGCGCATGGTGGCGCGCCAGCAGCTGGCCCTGGCCGGCGGCTACACCGGTGCGCGGCTCGACCGCGCCGCGCTGGCCGCCTGGCGCACGCAGGCCGGATCGCCGGATACCGATGTCATTGCCGACCTGCCCATGTTGCGCCAGCGCTCGCGCGACCTCGAGCGCAACGCGCCCATCGCCGCCGCCGTCATCAACACCACAGCGCAGCATGTCATCGGCACGGGGCTGGCCTGCAACCCGCAGATCGACGGCACCTTTCTGGGCCTGACGGAAGACCGCGCCGCCGAATGGCAGACCGACACGCGCCGCCGCTTCAAGGCCTGGGCCGAGTCGGCCGACTGCGACATTGCCCGCGTGCAGAACTTCTACGGCCTGCAGGATCTGGCGCTGCGCGGCACGCTGGCCAGCGGTGATGCCTTCGTGCTGACGCCGCGCGTGGCCCGTGCCGGCACCGCCGCCGCGCTGGCGCTGCAGATCATCGAAGCCGACCGCGTGTGCAACCCGCGCGGCATGCCCGACACCGACACCCTCACCGACGGCATCGAGCACAGCGCCGCCACCGGCGAGGCGGTGTCGTACTACGTGTCCAACCGCCACCCCGGCGACATGAGCTGGAAGGCGCTGGAATGGACGCAGGTCAGCGCGCGCGGCGCCAACACCGGCCGGCGCAACATGCTGCACCTGTACAAGCAGCTGCGCCCGGGGCTGCGCCGCGGCGTGCCGATCCTGGCGCCGGTGATCGAGCCGCTCAAGCAGATCGCCCGCTACACCGACGCCGAGCTGCAGGCCGCCGTCACCAGCGGCCTGTTCAGCGTGTTCGTCAAGATGGACCCGGCCGCGTTCGAGAACCTGTTCGACGAGGACGCGCAGAACACCTTGGTGGCCAACGGAAGCAAGTGGAGCGGTGAGATGGAGGCCGGCAAGGCCGTCAACCTGCTGCCGGGCGAGAGCATCGAAACCAGCAACCCGGGCCGGCCCAACGCGCAGTTCGACCCCTTCGTGCAAGCCTGCGTGCGCCAGATCGGCATGGCCATCGGCATCCCCTACGAAGTGCTGGTCATGCACTACCAAAGCAGCTACAGCGCCGCGCGCGGCGCGCTGCTCATGGCCTGGCGCTTCTTCATGGGCTGGCGCGACTGGATGGCCACGCAGATGTGCCAGCCGGTCTACGAGCTGTGGCTGGCCGACGAGGTGGCTGCCGGCCGCATCCAGGCGCCGGGCTTCTTCACCGATGCCGTCGTGCGCCACGCCTGGTGCACCGCGCAGTGGGTGGGCGACGGGCCCGGAAGCATCGACCCCAGCAAGGAAGTGGCCGCTGCCCAGGAGCGCGTGGCCCTGGGCATCAGCACCCTGCAGGCCGAAAGCATCTTGCACGACGGCGTCGACTGGGAAACCAAGCACCGCCAGTCGGTCAAGGAAGCCGCGGCGCGCAAGGAAGCCGGCCTGGCCGTGCCAGGCGCCGAAGCGCCGGCACCGGCGCCCGCCGAAAGCGCCGCCGCCGAGCCGCCGGCCGAAGAAGCCGACGAAGACGACGACGCCGAAGAAGAAGCCGCCATGGTGGGCGCCATCGAGCGCATGGGCGCCATCGTGGCCCAGCTGGCGCAGCAGGCGCAGGCGCAGGCCCAGGCGCAGCAGCAGCGTGAGCAGCGCGCCGCGGCCGACATGGCCGCGCTGCGCGACGAGTTCAAGACGTTGGCGCAGCGCAGGCCCGCCAGCACCCGCAAGGTGGTCGACCGCGACCCGGTCACCGGCCTCATCCGCTCCATCGACGAGCAACACATCGAGCACTGACCGAAAGGCTAGACGACCATGGCAAACGTACTCTACGACAAGGGCCGCGAAGGCATCCTCGACGGCACCATCGACATGACCGGGGACGTTCGCGTCATGCTGGTGGAGTCGACCTACACCTTCAGCGCCGCGCACGAAGACCTGGCCGACATCACCAGCGGCAACGACAACGGCCGCAGCGCCGCGCTGGCCAGCAAGACCTACACCGCGGGCGTATTCGACGCCGCAGACACTACGCTGACCGCCACCGCGGCCGTGGCCTGCAACGCGCTGGCCATCTTCCAGCACACCGGCACCGACAGCACGGCGCGGCTGATTGCCTACATCGACACGCCCACCAGCGGGTTGCCGTTTACGCCCAGCGCGTCGCAGGTGGTCAACATCACCTGGGACAACGGCGCCAACAAGATCTTCAAGCTCTGATCGACTGGGCCCGGGGCGAACCATGAGCGAGCAGAGCGAGCGGCTGCTGGAGCTGGCGAACAAGGCGCTGTCATTCGCAGAAGAGCTGCGGGTGATGGCTGAGGAGGGGGAGGAGGTTCCGCCGCCTCCGCCTCCGCCTCCGCCTCCGCCGCCGCCGCCGCCCGCAGCGGCGCACTACACGGACGGCATGCGGCCGTTCGACGTGAGATTCCTGCCCGGCGCTTACGCTCCAGTCGGGCACGAAACCTTCAAGGCGTCGCAGCCGCCACCTTGGAACGGCAGCGGCCGCTACGATCACACCGGACCTATTGCCCCGTGGAGCGGTGGCGCTTATGACCCCGCGACGCAGCGCCTACTGTTCAGCGGCGGCGGCCACTCGGACGGCGCAAACAACGGCTGGCACTACTACGATTTCAGCGGATCGGAGCGCCCCCAAGGATTTGGCACGCTGGAGGGCTCGCGCAGCGACAAGGAGGCGGTCGAGACGCTGCTTTCGTACTGGCGTGTCGGCGCGTATTTGGATGGGCGGCCGAACGCGGTGCATACCTACTCGAACGTCGTCTACTCGCCCAAGCGCAAGCGCGCGTACCGTGGCAACAGCTCTTCCTGGCCCGAGGCCAACAACGGGCAGGAGCCGTTGGCTCCGGAGGGCTACTATTGGTTTGACGAGACCACGGGAGCCTATGGCAGCTACCCGACGGACATCACCGACACAGGCGGAATCCACATTCTCTCGCCTGACGAGTCGATGGTGTTTGCCGACCGGCCCGGCAGCAGCACCATTGGCGGCATTCTCGATTTGGACAGCGGCGTGTTCACGCAGATCAAGGATGGCATCTACAGCGGCAGCTTCGACCCGAGCTACGCCTACGATTCCAAGCGCGACCGATACCTGCTCGTCGGCCAGAACCTCCCGGCCGCGCCGCGGGTGTATCTGCTAGAAATCGACTGGCCCACCAAGACAAAGCGCGTCACGCCAGTGGCCGTCGAAAGCCATGCCAACACGCTGTCTGCAGCGATGGGCATCGTGTACGACGCGGCCTCAGACTACTATTGGGCGCTGGGGGGCAAGGGCTCCGCGGGCAGCATCGCCAACATCGTGCGGATCGACGCCGAGACACTGGAGGCAGAGTCGTTCGCGCTGAGCGCTCCGATTCCGAAGCAGTCCACGGGGCAGTACGGTCGAATCGCATGGATGCCGGAGCATCGCGTGATCGGCGTCGTGACGCATGCCTCACAGCCGGCCGCAGTGATCCGCGTGCCAGACCCTCAGCCGAAACCGGACCCCGATCCCGAGCCCGATCCTGATCCTAATTCAGGCCCGGATGATCCAGAGCCTGACACCGACATAGAGACTGGGCCGGCGCCGATACCCTCTGGCGGTGTGCTGTTCCGGCATCAATTCGAGTCGGACCTTGAGCTGTCGGCCTACATCCGCAAGGGTGGCACAGGCAATCCGCTGACGCTGATCGACACGGACAAGGGCCGCGCCATCCGCGCAATGACCTACGGCACGAGCATCGTCGCCGATGTGCCCGAGTGCGCGGCTAAGGAGCTGCAGTGGTTGACGGTGGCCGACGCCTCGCACCTGCCGCCCGTCGTGCCGCAGACGCTGTTCCTGGGTCGGTCTGGGGGCGGCGGTTGTCTTGAGCAGCTCACGCTGGTCGAGCGCGATCTGGTCGGCAACCGCGCACTGGTTCAGCGTCGCATGACAAAGCAAGCAATGAGCGTCGGCGGCGTGACCATCCCATTAGATCGGGCGGCGGCACTCCCTGGCGACGGCACGTACACGCTCGGCATCGACACCACGGGCTTGTGGGTCCGGCCGCTGGCCGCCGTGCGCTGCCCTGGGCTGCCCGATGACGTGGGCATCACCAACGGCGCGGCACGCAAGGTGCGCGACTGGCCGCTCGGCGGCAATGAAAAGCCTCACACCGCGTTCCGCGAGGGTTATTGGGGCCACAAGTCCTACCTGCAGGAGTACGACAACTGGCTGCCGCGCGACAACACTGGAAAAATTGGCGGCGCCAGGTCGATGGCATACGAGGGCGACGAGTTTTGGTTGTCGTTCGAGGCGCGCATCAGCGAAGGGAAGATGGCCGAGGGCCAACCGCGCACCAAGATGCTGTTCGTGCAGCACTGCACTGGCAGCGGCTCGGGGCAACTGTTCTGGACTGCGGGGCCGAACAAGGACTTCCCGGCCAGCGACCGCGGCAACAGGCTTATCCCGTTGACCAGCTACGCAGATAGCGCCGCGCCGGCTGGAGGCGTGTTGTCGATGCCGCAGGGCAGCGGCACGGGCAAGGGGACCGCAGCGTGGCAGCACCCCGACGAGTTTCCGGAGTGCCGATGGCACGGGTACGAGGCCGGGAGCGCCGCGAAGGAAATCTGCTGGACGCACCCGAAGGGTGTTTGGACTCGATACCTCATGCACGTTCGCCCGGGCCGCGATAACGCGCCCGTCAACCCCACGGGGCAGAGCACATCGAATCTGAAATCAAGGGTGCTTGGGGGCGCGCCGTGGCCCGCAGAGTCGGACCCCGACTACAGGACGCTGTTCGAGCTGTTCGTGGCCGAAGAGGGCGAAGACCGCTACCACAAGATCACCAGTTACGACGGGTTCATCTGGTTCTTCGGGGATCAGAAGTATCAGGCCGGCTACTACTTCTACAACCCGCCGAGCTTCGGTGCGCTGTGGCTCGGGGCACCGGGGAACATCTACATCGGCAGCGGCAGCGTTGCACCGCCGCGCCGTCCGCACTGGGTCGACTACCACAACGTGATCCTGTCGCGCGACCCGATCCCGCTCGACAACGGCGCCATGCCGCAGTCGGAGTTTCAAAAGGTTTAAGCGCAGAGCTTCACGCGCGCACAGGAGATTCGTATGTCGGGATATACGTTCAATCGAGGATCGACTTCGCTGAACACAAGCCAGGATCTTGCGACATTCATCGCCGCCAGTGGGAAGCCGATTCAGTTCATGCTGATCGACATCACGGGTGCAGGCAATAGTTCTGTCGCAAATGAAGTTGTCTTGTACCGATCAACGGGTGGAACTACTCCTGGGGGGGCGATCACGCCGCGACCCAACGGCAGCGACGGCGCTGCGGCTGGATTGCTGATCTACACGACATGGTCGGTACAGCCAACTCTAGGCGTTGAACTATGGCGGTTTTCAGTCAACGCCAATGGCGGAAACTCACGCTTCATCGCGATGCCTGGGATGGAGATTTCAGGCCCTTCCGGTGGGCAGTTTTCTCTGCGCAGCGCGTCAGGGACAAGTCTCGTCGTGCTGTCGGGGCAAATCTATGAATGGGTCGGCTAGGCATGCTCGCCCGCCCGCTCCGCGCAGCACCGTTCGGCGGGCACAGGCCGATGGTGAGGCGTCAAGGTGCGGGTGCGCCTAGCGACTACTACACACTTCCTACAGAGCGCTCTACGCTATGGCAGCCCGGCATTCCTGGCGGAGTTCCGACGCGAACTACGATCTACACCACCATCAACGCATCAACCTACGGCAACGGCGCAAGCGATGCCACCTCTGGAATCCAGTCTGCCATCAACGCATGCCCAGTTGGGCAAGTTGTCAGCCTGTCGTCGGGAACATTTAAGATTTCCAGCGGCCCGATCATTCTTAACAAAGGCGTAGTGCTGCGAGGGGCTGGGTCAACATCAACGACGCTGCAAGTTCCTGACGGTAGTAATACGCCTGTTGTCGTGATTGGCCCTGACTGGTTCATTGGGTTTGCAGGTTCTACCAATCTGACTTCGAACGCAGTGAAGGGCGCGTCCTCGGTGACAGTCACCAGCACGTCGGGGCTCTCTGTCGGTCAACTTGTTCTGATCGACGCGCTGACCAACTCAAGCGTTACCGCATGGTCGCCCGATTGCGACACTGCATGCAAAGGATGGTTTTCACGAACCGACAGATCAGTATCTCAAACGATGGAAATCAGCGGAATCAACGGAAGCACGATTACGTTTACAACCCCATTCCACATCGATTTCACGACGACTTACACCGCACAACTTAGCCGCTTCGATAATGCTGCCGTGCGAGATGCCGGCATCGAAGATTTGAAGGTCTACGGCGGAGAAGGTGGCGACTCGGGCGGCAACATTTACATGGAACTGGCCATGTATTGCTGGGTGAAAAATGTGGAGTCAGAGTATTCTGATGGTTCAAGCCTGCACATCTACCATGGCTTCCGAAACGAAATTCGAGACTCATATTTCCATGAGACAAAAAGCCCTGAGCCGGGTGGCGGCGGCTATGGACTTGATGTAAGCAAGGCGTCGTCAGACAACCTCATCGAAAATTGCATTGCGTGGCGGTTCAACATTCTCATGTTGATGCGTGCGAGTGGCGGCGGAAATGTCGTCGCCTACAACTACTTCGATGACGGGTACATCAACTCAAACAAGGGTTGGTTCGTGCCAGGGATCACTGCTTCTCACTTCACGACGCCTCATTACGAGTTGTTCGAGGGAAACCAGGGGTTCAATCTGGCGGGTGAGAACGTGTGGGGAAACTCTGTTTACATCACTTTTTTCAGAAATCACGCGACATCTACTAGACGATCAGTTGGTGGGCTCGGGTTGACGGATTCTGGCAATCGGGCTGCAGTGTTCGTCGCGGCTACGCACCGTTACTACTCGTTCATCGGAAACGTGCTTGGCTACTCAGGCATGAGTCCTAGCCCGCAGGGTTCTAGCTTCACCTACGAAGATACGTCACCCTACGCGGATAACCCGGTGCCAATGTGGCGCTTCGGGTCCAGCGACCATTACGCAGTGCCTGACGACACTCAAGTCGCGGCAACGACGCTGCGAAATGGAAACTTTGACTACGTGAGCAACGCGGTCGCGTGGGATAGCACGCCGGCCACATTGTCGAATTCGATGTACTTGGCAAGCAAGCCGTCGTTCTTTGGAAGCGACACTTGGCCATGGGTTGACGCTGCTGGGAGCACAAAACTCTACACCCTCCCGGCGCGTGCGCGGTTTGACACAATCCACGGTTTGTAGGAGCTGGAATGACAATAACAGCAGCAGGATTGAAAGCCAGTACGGGATACGCAGTAGCAACTAGTGGAACGCATTCTGTGGGCTCGGTAACAGCCGGTCAATTGGTTACTGTAGTGGTCGGCGCGTATTCTGTTCCAAACCAAGCATTTGTTTCATCCGACCTTACAAAATCGGCTGGAACATGCACGATTGGGACAATAAGCCTAGACAAAGAACTCGACCCAGCGAACGCGGCTCACGTAGGCATCTGGTCATTTTTGGTTACCGGGTCTGGCACCCTAACTGTGCAGCTTTCAAACAGGCCGGCGGGTGCGTATTTCGACATAGGGGCGGAAGCATTTAACGGAAGCTGGGATGGCTCGCGACTTGAAGCGTCCAACAGCGCGACAGTTTCTGCCAGCACAAACATAGATTCAGGCAACGCGACTTCGGCTGGCGCAGCGCTGATGGTGGGTGTATTTTCAGACGTTACCGGAGCCTCTAGCTACACCACAGACGGCGCGTGGACAGATCTATATCAAGACGTAGGCTCGCCGAATAACAGCGGAGGCGCATATCGCATTGTAAGTAGCGGCGCTACAGATTCCGCAACGTGGACGGCAAACGCTGGTATCAATGGGGCAGCAGCCATTGCGATATATAAAGAAACCGCAGGCGGCTCTCCCATCGGCGCAATCGCGAATCACTACTCACAGTTGAGGAAGTAATCATGGCTCAATGGCTGAAACAATCCACGGCGCACACGTTCCAGCTGGGGCCGTTCGTTGACGAAAACGACGGCAAGACGGCCGAGGCGTCGCTGACCATCGGGGACACAGACTGTTTCCTGAGCAAGGCCGGCGCCGCGTTCGCGGCGAAGAACGACACCACCGACCTGACCGGCTCTGGCGATTCGCGCGGCTACTACGACTGCGTGCTCAACTCCACCGACACGGGCACGCTGGGCAACCTGCGCGTGCATGTGCATGTGGCTGGCGCGCTTCCGGTGTGGCAGGACTTCATGGTGGTCCCTGCGAACGTCTATGAATCCGATGTGGCCGGCACAGAATGGCGGGAAGTCACCACGCTACGCAATGACGTGACGATCAGCGGCGATGCGCTCACGGTCAAGAAGACCGACGGCTCGACGACGCAATACACCAAGACCGGCACCTTCACCGCTGGTGCTGACGTGCTGACCGGGCTGGACTGATATGTCCGTCGTTCACGTCAAGTCGAACACCGTCGCCGACTTCACGGGAACGGTGACTGTCTTCAATTCGCAGGGCTCGACCGTCACCGCCGCAGCGACCAATCTGATTCGCCCCGCCGACTGGAACAGCGGACACAACCAGTTCTACACCCTACAAGGCAACACCACCAACGCCAGCACGGCGAGCGGCACGAATGTGGTCTTTCAAGGTGCTGGCGGGATCACGCTTGGTGGATCGACTGGAACGCTGGTCATCAGCGGCCCGGTTCGCCTCGGCTACGAATCCACGATCAACACTCCGCTCGCCGCCAGCACGCAATCGAGCCTGGGGCAAAACTCGCTGTGGTTCGCTCCGTTCCGCATCAGCGGCGGCACGCTCAATGCTTCGAGCTTCCAGATCGCGCAGTCCTATACCGGCACCGCCACGTCCGCCGCGACGGCGCAGTGGGGGCAGACGATCCGCCACGGGTTGTACAGCAAAGTCAACAGCACGCAGTATTCGCTGATACAGAGTGGCTCGCTGACGATGCAGGTTTGGAATTCCGGCACCTCGTCGGCCTCGCTGGCTTATCAGGGCAGCACGTCATCCAGTGCGGGGTCCGGCCTCATCACCGCCAGCATGTATGGGCTGCGCACGATGGGTGCGGACATCGGTTCGACGCTGACGGAAAACGACTACTACTTCGCCATCCATCAGTCCACCAGCAGTGCGGCTTACTCGGCGCTGATCCGCACGGCAGGGATCGTTTGCGACAACCCGATGGGCGTAGCTGCGGGCGCGTGGATTGCTGCAACGAACAACAGCATCAGCCCGCTCATTGCGGCGCGCTACACCACGACGACGGGCGCGCTGCCTGACAGCTTCGGGCCTTCGCAACTCGCTGCCTCGCTTGGTGTTGTGCCCTTCGTCAAGATCGGGGCGGTATGAAGCCGGAGCTTGTCTCGTACAGCTTCGGACGGCATAACGAATGGATGGAGTTGTCCACCCGTCGAGTCGCGGACTCTGCCATGTGGAAAAAGCAACGCGTGGTGGTCATCCTGCCTGCGTCCAGCATGATGAGCACGAAGGTCGCGCTCAGTCACTGGAATCTGATCTTCCCGCCCAACAACGCAGTGACCCGTGTTTTGGCCGTGGGGCAGGAGGTCGGGGAGGCGTACTGCAACGCGATCCAGGCGGTGCTCGATCATCCCGACCTGAGCCAGTGGGAGTACATCCTCACCGTCGAGCATGACAACACCCCGCCGCCTGACGGTGTGGTGAAGCTGATTCAGCGGATGGACGAAAACCCGCACTTGTCGGTGATTTCTGGCCTGTACTGGACGAAGGGCGAGGGCGGTGTGCCGCAGATATGGGGCGACCCGTCAGACCCGATCCTGAACTTTCGGCCCCTCCCGCCGAAGGCCGGCGAACTGGTCGAATGCTGCGGCACCGGCATGGGATTCGTGCTGTGGCGCCTGAGCATGTTCAAGGATGAGCGGCTGCGCAAGCCTTGGTTCAAGACGACGGCAGGTGCCGAAGGCGTTGGCACGCAGGACCTTTTCTTTTGGGGCGATGCGCGCAAACACGGGCACCGCTGCGCAGTGGATTGCTCGGTGTTGGTCGGCCACTTCGACCACGTCAACGATATTTGCTGGTGAACCCATGAAGCTAGACATCGGCTGTGGCAAGAACAAGAAAGAAGGCTTCATCGGCGTCGATGCGATTGCGTTCGACGGGGTTGACGTGGTGCTTGATGTTCGCAAGGCATGGCCGTGGGATCACGAATCTGTCGATGAGGTGCACTGCTCGCACTTTATCGAACACCTGACAGGCGTAGAGCGCTGTCACTTCGTCAACGAACTGCACCGCGTGCTGAAGCCGAAAGCGCAGGCGACCGTCATCGTGCCGAGCTGGACCAGCAACCGGGCCTATGGCGACCCGACGCACCAATGGCCGCCGGTGTCGGAGATGTGGTTCTACTACCTGGGAAAAGACTGGCGCGCAACACAAGCGCCGCACACCGACAAGGCGCATTGGGCGCAGGGCTTCGATTGCGACTTCGACGCGACCTGGGGCTATGGCATGCACCCCCAGCTGATGACGCGCAACGACGAGTTTCGTCAGTTCGCGCTGCAGTGGTATCGGGAAGCCGCGCAGGACATTCACGTAACCCTGACCAAGCGGTGAGCATGTGCAGGGCGACTCGTTCCAGCTAGACGCGTTCCAGCCGGCCAGCGCCGCTGCATCGAGCGCGCCAGATACACCAGTCATCGAAGCCGGTGATTGCACGGTATCGGGCAGCAATACGCCCAGCAGTTCATGGGCCGTATCTCACCCCGCCGCGTCCGTTGGCGATCTACTGATCTTCAACATCGCATGGGATGACTCGACCACCGTAGCGTCGTTGACCACCCCCACGGGGCCGAATGGAGAAGAAATCGCGTCGGTCTACAACGGACCGCGCGGGTCTGCGTCGACCGAGGTTCGCTGCTTTGTTCTGTCCACGGTTGCAACTGGGCCTTGGAGCGCGGGTACGCTTACCTTCATCCCGCCGAATGACGAGTCGTGGACTGCGACAGTCATCAAGGTTCCGGCCGGGGAATTCGACGCGACCGCTCCCATTGGGGCTGCGTATTCGAGCGGCAGCGCAAGCACTGCAGAGACTGAGGCAAGTTCCCCCGCATTCAGCGCAAACGCAAATGATGCCGATGGCCGTCTAGTCTGGTTCTGCTGCACCGATGGCATTGAGCTGTCGGCATCGAACCCGACAGGCTGGACAATCCTGCAGCGGCAAGACCTGGGCGACGTAACGCACGGCATTGCGACGCGAGACAGTGCGGTCACCGATAGCGAGTCGGTCGCTTCTGCGGTTTGGGATCTGCCGTCGGATGATGGCTGGGCGTCGATTGCCTATATCGTTCGCGGCCCGAATGGCGGCGCTTCGGTCAAGGGCTTCGCATCTGCGGTAGCCCTGTGGCCGTTCGGGTTTGGCGCTGCCTCCAGCGAAGCCGCCATTGATGCCGCAGGCATCGCCACGGCTGAGGCGATCGGGGTGCCATCGCTGAATGTCGGCATTGCTGCTGCGTCCATTGCATCGGCCGAGGCGGCCGGCGGTGTCGTCGTGTGGGCCGGCGTTGGCGCCGCTGGCGTGGCAAGTGGCGAAGCCAGCGGCCAACCTGTCATTGCGGCCGCGGTTCAAGCGGCAGGCATCGCAAGCGCCGAAGGGGTCGGCCAGCCCGCGCTCGGCGCCATTGCAGTCGTCGACGCGGCCGGCCTGGCCAGCGCCGAAGCTTTCGGTGAGCCCGACCTGGCGGCCGCGGTTGCCGCGGCCGGCATCGTCAGTGCCGAAGCTGTTGGGGCGCCAGGTGTAGGCAGCGCGGCAGGCTTCGCATCGGCCGTCGTGCTGTGGCCCTTCGGTTTTGGCGCAGGGCTGTCCATCGTCTGCGCCGGGATTGCCAGTAGCGAGGCGTTCGGTAGCGCGTCTGTCGGGGTAAGCGTTGCGGGGGCAGGAGTAGCCGGCGCCGAGGCGTTCGGTGCGGCCGTGATGGCTGCGGCGGTGGAGATGGACGGCATTGCCGGCGCCGAGGCCGTGGGGTCCGCTGGGGTGGCGGCTACGGTGGCGGCGGCCGGCGTGTCCAGTGCCGAAGCTGTCGGGCAGCCGGCCATCGGCGCGTCGTCCAGCATCGACGCCGCTGGCATCGCAAGCGCCGAGGCGCTGGGCGCTCCGGTGGTTGCGCCGGATGTGGCTGCTACCGGAATTGCCGGCGCCGGAGCGTTCGGCAACCTCATCTTGGGTGCCGTCGTCGATGCGGCGGGCGTCGCCACGGCTGAGAGTGTCGGCGTCCCGGCCCTGGCTCCAGCCCTGCTGGTCGCCGGCATCGCCAGTGCCGAGGCACTGGGAGCACCCAACCTCGAGCTTTCCATTGCGGCGGCCGGCCTGGCCAGCGCCGAGGCCGTCGGGGCTCCGACCGTGACTTCAGGGGAGGGCTTCGCCTCGCCCGTCGTGCTGTGGCCGTTCGGTTTCGGCACGGACTACAGCATCACCATTGCCGCCGCCGGCATCGCCAGCGCCGAGGCCTTCGGCCAGCCGACGGTGTCGGTGCCTGCTGAGCCGCCGCTGCGCCAGCCGCAACCGCTGCCGGCGGCGTGGTTTGCAGATCCCGGTTTCGCCGCGCTGTGGGGCATGGGGCCGGTCGGCATTCCGGTGGCGAGCCGTGACAACGCTGGGGCCGCGGCCGAAATCGCGGCGGCCGGCATTGCGTCCGCCGAAGCCCTTGGGGCGCCGTCGCTGGCGGCCGGCATCGCGTCCGCTGGAGTGGCGAGCGCTGAAGCCCACGGCACGCCGGACCTGGCGGCCAGCGTGCTGGTTGCCGGAATCGCCAGCCTCGAGGCGGTGGGTCAGCCGGCCATCTCGTCGATCGGCGCCAAGGCCGGGCAGGGCCTTCGGACGGCGACGGCCAACCTCGCCAAGCTCGGGGCGCTGAGGCCATCGGTCAGCCCGATGTACAGGCCGGCATCGGCGCCGCCGGCATCGCCACGGCCGAGCAACTGGGTCAGCCTTCGATCGGCTTCAACGGGCTGGTCGAGTCGGCCGGCATCGCCAGTGCCGAGGCCTTCGGCCAGCCGGTGCTGCAGCTGCGGGTCGACGCCGCCGGCGCTGCCAGCGCCGAGTCCATCGGCGCCGCCGAGGTGGCCGCGGTCGTTGCCGCGGCGGGCATT